GTGCGAAATAGGGTGCATATAATAAATCTAAAGTGTTAAATATAGAAAATAATAAAGCTAGTAATAATAAAGTCTACTCTATGGAGAAATATATTATGCGTTCACCAACTGCGAGTCATGTTTGGGAGCTCTCGCTAAGGTTCCTCCGGTTTCGATTTTAAAACCGTTGATGAACATACTAAATTAATTGCTTTTAATTCTGTCTTAAGGACAGGTTAAAATATGTAGGCCCGTAGGGCAAATGTCGGCAGACACGCTGCACCAGATCATCAGTTAAGCTGAAGCCTGGAATTACTAGAAGTGCAAAAGTCAGTTGGGCAGGTCTCGTTTAGGCGGTCGGTCGGTCGTTTGTTTATTAGAAGTTAGGGACATCCAGTATCCTATAACTCCTAGGTGATCACAGCTTGTCGTTGTTTTTCACGAATGTCAGCAATTATCGCTCCACGATAATCGAGCCAAGAAGAGGGAATCCCCATCTCGCGAAGCTCGTTTTGGAACTTTTGGAATCGCTTCTTTCCATGGTGTGCGAAAAAGCGCTGTGTTACTTTCACGCGTTGTTTGAGGTCGTTCAGATCACCGATCACGTTCTTGGGAGCGTATTTCAGTTCCTTGTAGATCTCACACTCAGGCAGAGGAGCCAACCATAAGTCGTCTTCTTCTGAGTAGACGAAAGGTGTTTTGAGGAAGGTGACTTCTTCAAAGGGTATTGTCTTGGGAATCTCGGACTTCTTGTCGGCAGATGTAATTTTGTAACCCATCACTTCAGTGAGGGCTGCAATCTGCTTTCCATGAAAGTATCCCGCAACATCAGGTCTGACAGCCAGTGCCAGATCATCCCCGTAGGTCAACATCCGAACTTTCTCGTCAAACTCAGAGAGGTCAGCTTGTCTCTGATCAAGTTTTTGGCAGGTGACAAAAGTCGTCATCATTACGAACGAATTCACGATCGAATTAAAGACGTCAGTTGCTGGGTTGCCAGATTTGTTGCCTTGTGTCGTGCGATAAAGGCGCCCGCCGAAGATGTGATATGAATCACGAAGCATTCGAACGAGCGTGTGTCTCGCATTTCGCTCAGCGGTGTCCGATCCGTAAAAATGGTCAGTCACATCAAGAAAAAACTCAAAACCTTCCGGGGCCACACTACCGTCCCAGTTGGAATAGTCAAAGGCGTGAGCCTCTGAACCTACACTGAGAAAACCTTGTGCGAAATGACCCCAAACGGCTTCTTTGTCAATCCCGATTCCATGATAGAATTTGAATCCTGGCCTTTGTTTGTACCATCCCAAAAAGTCTCCGAAGTATTTCCGAAAGAGCAGTACGTACTCCAAGCTTGGTTGCTCAAAGATACGCACTTTTCCTTTTTCAACTTTATCTTCATGACGGAGTTCATCCTTGGTAGTGGACACCCACAAGTGAGTGAAAGTCCTGGCGTTCTGTATTTCTTCGTCACAGTAGTCGAGGTGTTCCGTAAACGTTTTGTTTCCGAGAATCTGGATCCTACAGGTATTAGCTTTGTCCGAAAATCCGTAAATCTGTCTACAGTCGACTGGCGTGGGCAACTGGTCAAAGAATTGTGTTTTTCCTTTCTTCCAACCATAGTGAGCCAAGTACCCACAGCCAGTTTTCATGTTGAGTGGTTCCAAGCCGTTGTCGTTTCCGTTGATCGCGTCAAACATGGTCGTTTTTCCACCAATCCCTTTCGGGAATTTGGTCAGGTAATGCTGAAGAACCGTCTGGTAAGTGACATTTCCAATTGCAACGTACGCTGCGGAGGAGTACTTCTGTGCCGCCCTTGCGGGTGGGTAGAAAGTTTCTCCTCCATAGTTTCCGTAATGCGTTCGTACTGGTTTATGGTCACATTCCCATTCGGGATGGAAGAAGTTTCTACCTCCAACAGTGTATGGCACGTAGTTCGTCTTATCAGATGAATGCACGACCAAGTCGATGTTATGCAGTCTTCCAACATGCAAGTTTTCAGTGTACCACTCAGCCCATTCAATGGGTGAAGTCTCCAAACCCTGGAGTTCATACTCAATGTGCGGTTTGAGTTGTAATCCGCAACGCTCGACAATTTCATTGACTGCTTTGGTTATGCCTTGTTGTGTAACTGGGGCAAATCCAATAGTCATTCCATTAGCCTGTCGCATTGAGTGAATTCCAAGAATTGGAAACTCAGTCCCACGTCCTGAGACATAAGGTCTTCCACAGTCTCCACTTTGCGTTAAACCGACGTGACATCCGTTGCCATCTTGTGAGATAGCACCTCCTAGGTAGTGACACCTTGGCATGTCAGGATGTGTGAATTGCTCCACACACTCGAGCTCAGCAACTACTGGCACTGATCCTTCGATCGTTGACTCCTCGTTCAGCAATAAACCGATCCTTTCTTTACGATTGGACAAGTACTCTCTGAACTTCGGAAAATCTGGAAAGAAGAAATGCTTAATGTTGCGAATACCCGACGCCGGACGGTGGCTCAAGTAAAGCACAGCACAGTCCCGATAAAAATCGGAATCAGTGATTTGCTGGAGATTGTGTTCGACAGCGAGATGCTGGATTTCGTTGTTTATGTCACAATACCTGGCAGTCACCACATTTTTGAATGTGTGGTATGGCACAAGCAAGGTTCGATCATCGACAAAAATTCCATGCTCTCTACCACGCACACCGTCATTCTTGATGTAGGTTATCACTCTGATGTTTCTCCGGATCTTCTCGAACTTTTCATCCTCGATGTCTCCACCCTGAAGGAGTGACGCTAGAGTCTGTACTGCTGTTACAGTTTTAGCTGCTTTCGCGACTTTTGGTTTTCCTGATGAGTATCCTTGAAGGATTGGTTTCAGAAAATGTAGTCGCTCAATGATAGCTTTAGCTGAGACGTAAAGAACTCCAGACGCCAATCCAAGACTGGCTAGAATTGCGAGGAATCCAAGGAACTGGTTCCGTTTCTTACTGTGAGCGTTCTGTTTTCCGGCACACTGGTGAATGCTGTCGATTTGCTCAAGCACTTGATGGTTCACACCTGTGAAGTACTGCGAATACAAGGTATATGGATTGTGATCTGTTTTTGAAGCAGCCACAAAATCCTTGTAATCCGAGTCACTCATGTAGTGTTTCATGCAATAGTGCAAGAGTTTCATCGTGGCAACAGCATCGTTTTTCCCACTAGAGTGGTGTTCACGCACAATGTCAGCAAGAGAGCTCTCAAAGACTGGTGAGATGTATTCCAGACTCGATGGTTTCCAGAACTCGTACATTTCGTAGTCGAAGTTGTTGTTCGCAACAGCTAGTTTGCCTTGAGGTTCAGTAAACTCACTCTCACTTCCCGCTTCTGAATCGTCTTCCCAAAGGGAGTTAAGATCTTCAGCAGGAGGAGGGAGCCCAGAACCAGATGGTTTCACGTCAAGAACTGCTGGGTCATCTCCGGCTTGCAATTGTCCAAGTTCAGCAAAGTTGACTTGTCTTTCAGCGTACTCAAGCGAAATCTGATGCACAATCTGAGAGAAAGTGTAGACAAAGGTGTGACGCACTGAATTCTGTACCTTTTCTCCTCTAATAAGGTCGAGTGGAGTAAAACTCCAAACCCGGTCGAGGATTACGGACACTGCTTCAGTGGACTTCCCCTTAAGATCTGACACTAACTTTGTCATGTTAAGCGTACGAATTCCGACATGTGAGATGGATGCATACTCATCTTTCAGTTCCATGACATAAGCAAATTTGAACCTACGGACCAAAGCTGTTTTCTCGTGTATTTGTTGCACGAGATTGAGGTTCGTTTGGTTAGTGCTAACTGCCACAAAAGGAGACTTGTACTCGATCCCTTTCTCGTTGAGACTGGCCATGTTGACGGGCATCTTTCCGGTCGAAATCATCCTGATCATGAGTGACTGATCCGCTCCATCCTTATCCTGCAGGAAGTCATCAAAATAGACATACGGTTGTTGATTGTAGTTGTCCATGAATTTGTGTTCTCCACAGGGAATGTTGTAAATTTGTCTCTTGTAGTCAGTCTTTAAAAGTCCGGCTTCGCCAAGAACGGCTTTCGGCAGTCGGTCAGACATCACAAAACTCTTTCCAATTCCAGGAGTTCCAGCTATCAGTATCCCTACAGGCTCAGCTTGAGCACAACAGATCCTCCTCTTGCGCTGCACCTCACAGTACGTCTTCTCGACGTCATTTAAGCATGCAGCCAAGAAAGGCGGGTAGGTAACGTCAGCAGCCTCCTTTTTAATGGCTTGTGTCTTGCGATGGATTTCAAGCAGGTGTTCGTATCCAGTCTTCCCGTTGTAGACGTCATCGAGCGCAGTTCCTACAAAGTGTCCAGCAGCCAGATGGGCGTTAAATTTGGAATGGAGATCAACGAGTTCAGTCTTCTTCTCGTAGTCGTACTGTTCATTCAAGCTGTTTCCAAGGAAGAGATATTTCACAGTTTCAATGAGGTACGTGCCGAAGTAGGAGAATGTATTCTCCTTTTCTGCAACGACACGCCTCATGTATTTGTGATATTTTTCTCCTCCAATGCAGGAAAGTGACTCAAGAACTTTTGCGACACACTTGTGAATACTGTCCAAGATGGTTTTTCCAGTTTCGCTGTCAACCTCTTCAAGATCATCACCGTCCTCAAGCAGTAGTGAGTTGAGACTGTCTGAAAAATTCTCACTGTCCCCATCCAAAAAGGAAGAGACTAGAGTTGTGAAACAGAGCACCCCAACACATCGCATCGCAAGTCCACCCTTGTGAATGGTGAACAAAGTGCATATGGCTGGCAAGAGAAAAGCGAGAAAGCGAATCGACCAATACATGACCTTGTGAGCAAGATCAATAGTGGAAGAGAGCGTACTGAAGTTGGTTTTCAGAGTGTCCCATTTAGCCTTAATACCATCACGAACACTGGCGAAGTTGTTCAGAGCTTTGTCCTTGAGGGCGAAAAAGAAACTCTTAATTCCAGTGAAGAAGTCATAGATGTTAGTCATGATACTTCCTTGGTCACCGGCTTCAAGCTTCATCTCTTTCGAATTGCTCCAAATTCCCTTCATAACTTCCTCGTATCTATCCGCAGTCAAGATTGGTGCGTTTTTCTTTGCTGTTTCTTTGAACTCAACGATTGTTGGTATTGGAACATCATCATTGAGTGTAAAAGCTTCCGGCGCAACAGGAATCATGTACTTGGCATCATCTCCATCAGCCCAAAAGAGCTCGAGATTAAAACCAACACCATTGAAAATCTTCTGTTCAACGTAAACCTCCACTTGAGGGAAGACTGCGTCATTGTTGACGTAGTCATAAGTTTCAGTGTGAAGGTAGAGTTTTGAGTTGTTTCCATAATGCGGTATTTCGATCTCAAAAGTCGGGCTTTGTTGTGGTTGCCAAATTGCAAGAGCCTCTCTAGTCGTGTTGAATGGCATCGCCGCTGATCCATCATCTATGTAAAGTGCGTTATGCGAAGGTACTCCTGGTACCACCTCCACTGATCTTATTCGAGTGAGGTAGAAATAGATCTTCGCTTTTGTCGCTTTCTCACAGTCTGAATGAAAGATGTAACGACTCGATCCAGAACGCAAATAGGCCTGAAAAGGCCAGATGTCCAAGGTCGAAGCTGTCCCTCCAGTCACAACATGCACAGGTGCGATCGGCAATCGAAAGAGTCTCACTGGTTGAGCAAGCTCAGGTATCTCAGTTTTCGGAAAGATCTTCACAGGTCTGCGTAGAAGGTCGTAAATCGTAACGGACGACATGTAGTCGATGGGATTGGTAACGGAGTCACCAAATGGTTCCCAAAGAATTTCGTCATCTTTATCAGTACAAGACGATTCATCAACCTTCTTTTTGCAGACTCGATTCAAACCTCCTTCAACAGTGAGTGCTGATTTTCCAGGCACATACAACTTCAAGTCAGGCGCGCCACAGTAGTAGATGTTAAACTCCACTTGATTCGCAACCATGTCGGGATGAGTGAGCGGTATCTGTACGAATGCGTTGAGAAACCCATAAGCACGTTGCGCTGTCTCCTTTGCCTCCTGATGGTAAATGAAAGGCACTCGAATCCTAACTCTGTTCGTTTCCTGAATGTCCATTGTGTACGACGGCAGAGTTCTGGCGGCATCGAAAGTCAACGGATCGTTAGAGTATGGTGAGTAAACTAGCATCAATCTTCCCTGGTGTGATTTTGTTGCGATTATCTCGACAATAAAGTCGAGTTGTCCACGATAATACGTGGTATGTCTTGCAATATTCACGAGAGGAGAGTTGGTGATAAAATTTGCTCCAGCTGTAACGTTGATATTCGTGCGGAAGTTCATGATGTTAGTCTTCTTCGCGTGAGCCGCAGTCCAAGGTACCACCAAAAGTCGATACGGTGCTGTAATCAGAAAATTATGCGTAATCGGTCGAAATTCACAGGGTTGTGGTCGGTCGTCCTTCTTAAAGAACAACTTATTGACAACACGAGGAACGTCAACAACAGCAAGATTCGCTGAGTCATGCTTTGTGACAGAAGGTGAATCATGATTCGGAGAAAAACCCCCAATAGCACCCACAAGGTCAGAAACAATAGGTATGTGCTCAAGAACTTCATCAAGAACACTTCCGTGTGTGTCTCCACCCTGAAGAATGGACGGTAAATCCTTCGGTCCAACCGTTATTTCACGAAACCTGGCATATACTCCAACACTAACAGACTGCGTCGTTGCTGCTCCTGTCCGAAGCGTATTGAAAACCTGTGCCCAAACGGTGGTATTAAAAGCCGCAGAGTTAATCTTTGGCTTCTCGAGAAAAACTCGGGGTTCAAGAAAGGGCACAGATATGACAGCTTCATTGGCAAAACCAAGATTGAGCGTCACATGCGGTCGTATGGTGGTAGCGGACAAAGGTGTTGCAACTGTCTGTGATGGATCAACCCAAACTCGAAGAGCACCCGCGTGAAAAGGTGTCGGATTCGCTACAACTCGTAACTCAATCTGATATCTGGCGTAGAGATGGTATTCAACTATCGCCTTCATTGCAGAGTCAAGTAACGTGAAGAGTTCATTCGGTAAAGTCAGTCTGAAAATGATGGTTCCAGGTCCTGCTCCTATTGCCCACGGAAACGAGTCAAGGTAATACTCTCTCCCAAAGATGGTGTCCATACTGGGTGCAACCTTCAAAGCTTTCTCGAAAGTAACTTTGTTTGGGCTACACGAAACGTCAGTCTTGCTACACACAGGTCCAGGCTGTTTTGTTGTTCCTGTAACTTCATTGTCGGCGGTTGATTTAGCAACTGGGTCCACTTTTGCTGGTCCGGCTACTTCTTTGGCGGTCGTTGTCAATCCGTCTGTTGGGCTCGTCGCTGCAGGCTGCTTCCCTTCATCAGGCTTCTCTGTAGTTTCATCACCGGCTTGCAGTACCATGTTTGGTACTACTTGATCGGCTACCAGATCTTCCTGCACCCATCTGAGTTCCATTTCGAGATCACTGTCATCATAATAAACTGCAGGCATCCTCCGCGCCCAATCGAGCACTTTGAAATACCTTAAGTCTAATTCAGTTGGTTCGTCTGGTGTTTCATGTCTAGTCAATCCATGATTTGCAAGACAGTCATGATCGTCGAAAATCTGTCTGATGTTTCGATACGGAAAGTTGTACTGCTTGATGACAATCGGCTTGTTAAAGGCCGAGAGTAAATATTTCAACGAATTCATCGTAGCAACTATCCGATAGTTCACAGCATCCAGAAGATGGAACAAACTGGAGAGAGTGGTGGTGGCGTCAAGACAAAAGAACTTCCCGCAGGCGCAATGTGCGTGTTGGGTGCACTGTAAAAGTGCATCTAGCGCAATTTCGGCGTTTACGAGATGTCCTGTGAATTTCTTGCATACACGCTGCCACTCCTGAAATCCGGTTTTGACTTCGCAATCATCACCAGGTTGTGAAACGCATTCACATGTGTACCTTAGACTTTCGGCATTTGTGGCGTACGAATAAAAGGCTCTTCCGCCGCCAATTTCATATTCATTGACATCATCAAACTCTGGTTCAGCATAAAACGGTCGCCCAACTGGGTAACTCCTCGATCGAAACTTCGAATTTGGAAAATTCTTAACGAACTTCATACACAAATCAGTCATCTCTTTCAAAAAGTAACAGATGGTATCCATAAGGTGAACAACCTTTCTGTGTGATGTTATCGCTCCAAAATAGACAAACTCCTCCTCAGCTTCCGTTCGCATCAAATACGAGAGGCTGTTTATGAGAACAAGGAATTCGTGCTTCATCTTGGTTTGACTGAATCGAAGTCTTATTTCATCTGCTGAATACACACCAGGACACGAAACCCCAGTGGAAACGCAAGAACACAAAGACTCAATTTTGGTCGTTTGAATCTGTCTGTCTTTTAGCAACTTCACAATGTGATTCGCACTTCCGTCACTTTTTTCATAAGTCGGTTGAACACGTCCACCCTGTGTGAGTTCGATCGGGTAGATAGTGCTGTCTCGTCCATGAATTCGTCCAAATCTCTTCGGACGTAAGCTTTCGGGATAGATTGGCATCTGTGAGAAGTCGCAAGGATGGTACAAAGCTCCTCCATTACAACAGGTTTTTCTCTTCTTTATCGGCAAGCATTCCTTCGGTGCCTGTGGCACTTGAGGTCTCGAACGTTTTCTCAAATCAGCAACATGGCTAGCAATAAATTCTTCGCGCGTTTGGCATGAAAAGTTCTCGGTGCAAGTTGTTGTGGCCATGATTGAGATTAAGAATTTCCGATTTTGAGGACATCCCCCAATCCCGGTCGTTACAGTGGTTGGGCTCGCCGTACACCCACACCAGGCTGGTACCTCGCTCTCCAGCAGAGATTGAATCCGAGTTGTGCAGTGAGTAAAGGCAGAGGCTACTTGGTTTTTCACACAGGTTCGCTTCGGCATTTTCAGCCTAAGTAAAAGAAGAAGAAGGTTTCCCCTCAAAAACTACGAATACTGTATTACTAAACTGTTTCACATACCTAAACGGGCTTACACAAACGAATATAGAGCCAAGACAAGGGCTTCTCCAGAGTGAATCTGACCAGTTATGCGTGAACCACGCTCGGCCATCAGACTCACTCCTACTCACACCATGTCTTTTTCTGAAAAGAACTCCTCAAGAGAGAGAAGTAAATAAAGAAAGGTAAAAGTGGATGTACAACTAATCACTTCTTTTAGAACGGCTTTCGTTGCAGGAAATAAAGAACTATTGCGGAAAGTGTAATAGAAAAAGAAAAGAAAAGAGCGATAAGTCAAGGCGCTGGGCAGCAAGCTGTCCAAACGCCTCCCTGTGTCGCCACAGGCTAAAACAAACGTTGCATGGGGTATTCCCCCATGCAAC